GGTTTCCGCCTCGCGCGCATTATTTGTACTGTTGCAACTTTTTTGCATTAGTGATTTTTTTTAGACGCAAGTGGCTTGCATTATTTATGTTTAGAATAATGTTGGCGCATCGACACCGATCATCCAGTTTTCCAAGTGGCCGCTCCCGAGTACGTGGAGGCAGCAGAAGACATCCTCGCCGAACGCATCGTGCGGCGGTGGAAGCAACACGCGGATCTGAGCCGGCAGCAGGCGCTCGACATCGTGAAACAAGAGTTTGTGCGGCTCCACCTTGAAATCGACAAGCGCGCCGGGCTCGACCATCCATCCTACGACCGAGGGCTCTCAGCGGTGCTGGCTCACATCTCGGATTCAGCCAGTCCACTGCTGGAGTTGGACGTGGTGCTCTATTGCTACGGCCTGATCGGGCGTGCGGAGGAGAGCATGGAGCAGATCGCCAAGCGGCATCATCTTAGCAAACAGGCGTTTTCTAAGAGAGTTGATAAACTCCTTCAGGATTTTCACCTTCCACCACAAAACGGCATGCGACCCGTTCAACAGCGCCATGTGTACGAGTCCGTCCACGTGGCCAAGTGGGGATACATCGAACAAGACGCACCAGCACCTAAACAATGACCACCTACATCACAATCGACCCTGGAGTAAACGGAGGAATCGCATGGCAAGGCTCCGCGCTTCCCTCCTGTATGGGAATGCCAGACAGCGACACCGAGATCGCGGAGGAGATCGGCCTGCTTTACAGTATGCGTCCCGGCGTGAAGTGCATCATCGAGGACGTTCCCAAGTTTGTGGGTAAGGCGCTGCCGGGATCGACCATCTTCCCGCTCGCGTTCAACTGCGGCCTGATTCGGGGGATTGCGGTATCGCTGCGGATGCCGGTCATCCTAGTCAGGCCACAAGACTGGCAAAAGCATTTCCGGCTGGGGACCAAAGGCGACACAGCCGGCACCACGGAATGGAAGAACAAACTCAAGGCTGAAGCACAGCGGCGGTATCCGCATCTAAAGGTCACGCTGAAGACTGCGGATGCTCTGCTGCTTCTCGCCTACGCACAAGAAAAACAACTCTAATCACCATGTTTACACCCATCGAGCAATCACAACAACGCAGAAGCCAGAAGATCTTCAAAGATTTACGCGCAGGCGAGGTGCGCGAAGTCAACGCTAAGAGTCTATCAGCCTTAAAGGGGATGATCCGCCATCGCATGAAGATGAATCCGGGCGAGACATACTCAGTAAACGAGCAAGGCCCACCATTCCAGATCCGACGTGAATCCTAATATGCAGCTCGCACTACCTAATTTTGACTCGTTCGACTCAGATCAACTTCAAGAATACGCAGCCAGAGAACTGGGAATCATGCGGAATGAGGCGGAGATGGCGGCTGGTATTTCCGCGACGGCATTCAGTCGCGCGTGGGCGGTGGGCAAGGCGTGCGTCAAACTCAAGGATGCCGTTGGTGAGGAGAAATGGGAGGAGTACGCATCGCAAAACATCGGTGGAGGTGATTACTATGCGGTCTACCGCTGCATGCGACTGGCGCGTATGTCGCCGGAAGCGCCGCCTCTTCAGAAGTCTGGATCGAGCCAGTACAAGCAGCTTCAGATCGCGATTGGTGGCGAAACAGCGCCAAAGCCGACACCGAGGAAGACCGACGTATACAAGTTCCAAAACCTGATGGCGTCTCTCGGGTGCATCCGTCGGTGGTGGAGAGAGGGCACAGTGCTGGACACGCTTGATGAGGAGATGATCACCGAAATCCTCGAAGACATGCAATTCATTATTTCCATTTACGATGACCTCAAGAAACAGATTCCCGAAGCCGCCGTGTCCGCCGAAAGTGGACAGTGAAATCATGCTGGGCGAAACACCGCCTCGTATGCAGCAGACCATGGACATCTCACGCGAGACGGTCGCAGACAGTCCGTTGTCTAAACAGTCTAATGCAATTCTTTTGCATGAGTGGGTTGAGTGGTGCCGATCCACAGGCCGGGAAGCGCACGCTGCGGATCTGATTGAGCGCACGCGGGCGGAGCTGCGCAATTCCTGATGGAGCCACTCACTCCAGAGCAGACGCAAGAGCGGTTCCAGTCGCTACTTGAGAAAGCCAAGCGCGGCATCGTCCTATCTGGAGTAGATGCGGAGTTCTTGCATCGTCACAAAGACAAGGAGAGGTGGAAGAAGAACCTTGGCGAGGTTGCGGCGGTATTTAATGTGGCCGTCTCGGCGCTGCGGCGATGGCAAGACATCAACCCAGACGCATTTCAGAAGACGCCGCTTGGCTACGATCTGGATGCCATCAAGGTGGTGAGGAAGCAGTTTCTAGCAGATGGCAACTACACGCGGCTGAACGATGGCGACGAGGTGAACGTCGAAGGTGTGGAGGATGTGGCGACGCTGAAGGCGCGAAAGATCTTTCTTGAGTGCAAAAACCTTGAAATCAAAAACAAGAAAGCTGAATCAATCCTGATCGAGGTCGATAAAGTGCTGATCGCTTTCAGAGCAATCTGTTATGCGGTCAAAGACAAGTTCTCCCGCGTTCCTTCAGAGTTGGCGTATGAAGTGAGCGGTGTCACGCCAGCAGAAGCAGAGCAGCGGATTAGGGACAAGATCGACAAAATCTGCCAAGAGTTGTCTGTGGAAGACTATTCAAAGCTGGAGGAGGCGTTGACTACAATCACTGATGACGGCGATGATTTAGAACCAAAACCAGTTAAAGAGGAAAAGCCAAAGCCAAAGCCAAAGACGCGGAAGAAATGAGTTCCATCATTTACAATGCAGTCAGGGAAATCTTCCGCCCAACGCCTAAGCTTCAAGTAGAGGACTGGCTGCGGACGCATGTGAGGTTTGAGCGCGGGCCGATCCTTGGCGCATTTGATACTAAAAATTCTCCATGGATCAAGGAGCCGCTGACGCAGCTAAAGAATCACGAAACACGGGAGATCATCTGCGCGTGTTCGGTGCAGTCAGCGAAGACCGCCCTGGCCGAAGGAGCCATGCTCTACTTAATAGCGGAGGAAGGCGGTGACATGTGTCTGTACCTCCAAACCGACGAGCACGCGGACGAGTTCCTTGATACTCGGTTTAAACATCGGATTCTGGACTGCAAACCAGTCAACAAGCTGCTCGCTCGTGGGGACAAATCTATTCAGAAAAGGACGGTGGCATTCGCGCACATGACCCAGTACGTGATGGGGGCCAGCAACATCCACAACCTCCAGTCAAAAGCGGCGAAGTACGTGATTGGAGATGAGGCAGCTTACTGGCCACACGGGCACATCGACGAATCAAGGAAGCGCACAACATCTTTTGATGCGCGGAACAGTAAGCGTATCTACGTCTCTACGCCTATGAACAACTCGGGCGAGTTTTACGAGTCATTCATGGCTGGCTCATGCAGTGAATGGCAGGTGCGGTGCCCCGAATGTAACGAGCACTGGCCGATGGTCCTTTCACAATTGCGGTGGGATGGCGAAGGGTCCAAGATGGCAGACGGGAAGTACGACCTCGCTCGCATTCGGAATACCGTTCGTTACGAGTGTCCAGCCTGTCACGTCATGCTTAAGGACGATCCGAGAATAAGGAGGTCGATAGCAAACAGCGGATTTTACCTCAACCAGAACTCGGCACCAGACCCGCGCGTTAAATCCTATCACTGGAACGCGCTGACCGTGCCGTGGGTGTCATGGGACACAATAGCCAGCGAGTTTCTCAAGGCTGAATACTCACGCAAACTAGGCGATTACTCGCCGCTGGCTGAGTTTGTGCGCAAGCGGCTGGGCGAGTTCTGGGATATGCGTGAGTTCCAGTCCGAAGAGGTCAATTTGTCGGGTTCCTTCGCTATGGAGGAGGAATGGGATCAAGAGTTTAGTCGATATATGAGCGTAGACGTGCAACGCGACTATTTCCGGGTAGTGGTGCGTTTATGGGCTGAAAACGGCGATTCTCGGCTCTTTTACGCGGGGGAACTGCACACTTGGCAGCAATTAGTGGATTTACAGAAGAGGTTTAACATTAACGACAGTAGAGTTTTTGTTGATTGCGGTTTTGAACGCTATCAAGGTGAAGTTTATCGACAGTGCGCGGACAACCATTGGTGGGCAGTTAAAGGAGACAAAGCTCAATTTTTTACGTGGACAATCATGGATAAGAGAACTGGGCGCGCGCAACAAGTTAGAAGGCCCTACTCGCAGGTTCAATACATTGATTCTGGCGTAGGGCTTGCTCGATCAAAAGTAAGAGGAGCCAGAAAAGCAGATCTCGCTAAACGGATTGTAATGTGTTCTGATCCGATGAAGCAAATCCTGCATCGTTTACGCGCGGGACAGGGGGCATCATGGCAGGTCGCGAACAACGCTCCAAAGTACTATTATACAGAAATCCAGAACGAGGTCTTTGTTATTGAAAAAGATAAGAAAACCGGCAAAAACAAAAACTATTTCAAGAAACTGGGGCCAAACCATTCGTTTGACTGTGAAGGAATGCAAGTGATGGCGGCGTACATTGAAAAGCGGCTAGGTACGGCGGACATATTTGAAACACCGTCGCCGAAAGCGCCACAAGCAATCGAGCAGTACGCTGTCAACGCTTGACAGAGAACCGGATTCTATGGGCGGACCATCAATTTTACGTTATGCGTCATTGCAGTACTGCGAGACGCTTTATGAGCAGTGCCTCGCGGCGCTGGCTGATGGTCAGGGCACCATGGTCATATCGACCTCGGGCGGCGGTGAATCTGAAACGCGATCCAGCGGCAATGACGGTGGTATTCCGGTCATGACGCTGATGCGCGCAGTCATGCGACGGATGCACCAGCTCGATCCGGTCAAATATCCAGCCATCTCGAACCGACTTAAAGCAGATTTCAGCACACTCGTTCTATGACTTATCTCGAATCCATGATCCGCGCAGTAAATCCGAAGCTCGCTTTGGAGCGCGCGCGTGCGAAAGCGGCTCTCGATGCGGGAGAAAGGGTGGGATTCTGGCGCGTAGGGGCACAATCGAGCACAAACCGCAAAGCCAGCGGCCAGACGCTCGACCAGCCGGATTCATCGCGAAATCACACGGATCGGGTCACCTTGATTCGTGAGGCTCGCTGGCTGGAAGAGAACAGCAGCGTGGTCAAGTCGATCCTGCGGAAGTACAGGACCTTTTCGGTGGGCCGGCTCCAGTATGTCGCACGCACAAGCAACGAGTCGGTCAACAAACAGATCGGCGCGTATGTTGAAAGGTGGATGGCCAACGCAGACGCCAGCCAGCGGCACCATTTTCGCACGCTGGCCGGGCTTGGCGTGACCAGCATGAAGCGCGACGGCGACATTGGTTTTATCGTGCTGGAAGAACCGATGACTCCTCTCGAACAGATGATGATGGTGTCTCCCATCCGCATCCAAGCCATCGAGGCGGACCGGATCGGCTCAATCGTTAATCGTGAGGGGACAGACACGCGACCATTCAAGCCGTTGAAGAAGAACGAGCAGGACTTTTCCGGCGTCGTCGTCAATGGTGCGGGCAAGCCGATCCGATATCGCATCTACAACCGCAGCCGCACAGGTGAGATGATGACTCCGGCGCTGGAAGTGCCGGCGCAAGATTTCCTGCACTTGTTCGACCCGACGCGGCTCGATTCATATCGTGGCTTCTCAGTGTTCGATGCGGCGGTGACCGATATCAAGGATCTGATGGAGATCCTCGCGTGCGAGAAGATGTCGGTGAAGATGCTCTCCAGCATCTCGGGCGTAGTCAACAACTCGGACGGGTCGGCGGATCAGGACGTATCGCTGGATATCTCGCACGATTACAACCCGGATGCGGATCGGCTGAAGAAGATCGAGCCGGGTACCATTGAGTACCTCGCCGAGGGCGAAAGTTTCAACCCGGTTGAAAGCAACCGCCCGTCGCCGACGTTCAACGGTTTCCTCGATTCGCTCATTCGCAACTGCGGGATGGCGACGAACCTGCCGTTCGGATTCATCTACTCATGGGCGGGGCAGGGAACAGCAGTCCGGATGGAAGCGGCGCAGGCGGCGCGTGAGTTTGAGATGACTCAACTCACACTGGAGGAAAAGCTACTGAATCCTCTGGTGCGGCGCGTCATTGCTCGTGGGATGCAGCTCGGGCACATCCCAACGGTTCCAGATTTTGACTCCGGTGAATGGCGCTATCCTGCAAAGGTGACGGCGGACGTTGGGCGTGAATCAAAGGCATTGATCGACGAGACCATGGCCGGGATCATCTCGAAGACTCAGATCGCAGCGGATCGCGGCGAGGATCGCACGATCATCCGCGACCTCCTGCGCGCGGAAGCCATGGAGCTGGTCGAGGACGCAAAGATGGTGCAGGAGGCGTCTGGCGGCGTGCTGGATCTGCCGACAGCCATCTACATGCTCGAACGCCGGGCACCGAATGCGCCAACTATCGCAGCACCAGCGGCTGCACCTGCTGCGGATGACGACAGTCCTGATGAGGTGGAGGATACAGCCGAGGATGAGGTTGAGGATATTGCCGAGGGCGACACCGAGGAGGACTCATAAGATTGACATTGCGGTGGCGAGTATGCCAGTCACCGAAGAGCTTCAGACGTTCGCCGCATTTCAAGGAAAGGTTTCAGGAAACACCATCATGGGCGTTTCTTTGATTCAGGAAGGCCCGGCACTTGGTCACGGCGTGTTCGTGGATCGCAAGTCATTGGGTCAGTTCAAGGCTCTGGCGATGGCGAAGGGGCGGGTGAAGGCAAAGCTGAATCACTTCTCTTCTGTGCAGGACACGGTTGGATATTACGAGAATTTCCGGGTCAGCAAAGGCAAGCTCCTGGCCGATCTGACTCTATTTGAAGCGCACGAAGGCAAGGACATGCTGCTCGAAATGATCAATGAAATTCCGGCAGCTTTTGGCGTTTCCTTGATGTTTGCGGCTGACTCTCCAGAACTAGACAAGGAGAGCGGCAATTACATGACCCGCCCACGCGGCCTGTACTCGGCAGACTTTGTTGATACACCAGCCGCCAATGCAGATGGCGTGTTTTCGGCTGATCAGATTGACAGCGACGAACCTGTTATGGGTGACCCATCAATTCCGCCAGAAGATCCAAAGGCTGCCGAAGCTCCTTCCTTCGTTTCCGAATTTTCGGCACTGTCTGAAAAGATCGAACAATTGACCGCGCAGATGGCGGCCTACGAATCCAAGCTCGCGACCGAATGCGAGAAGATAGCCGCCGACATCAAGGCCTTTGCTGAAAAACCAGCGGCTGACGTTGAACTTCAAGCTCGCCTCGCTGCTGCTGCTCCTGCGCCGGCTGCCTTCTCCGCTCCAGTAAACGAGCAAGAAGTCGCTGCTCCAGTCATCGCTTTTACTGACGCCAAGAAAGCCGCTCTTGAAGGCAAGGTCGGACTGGAACGCATCAAGGCGGCCCGCGCTTTTTCTGAGAAGTTCCCTTCGGAAGCTTCTTACCTTTCCGCTCAATCCTAACAATTTTTTCTTACTACCATGGCCCAAGCTAACCTGCTCGACATCGCCAAGCTCAATGGCTCCGACACCATTGTCGGGCTCATCGAGGAAACCCTGACCTACGCTCCAGAGGTTCAGATCATGCCAGCCCGCACGATCCGCGGCACCTCGTACAAGATCGCTTCGCGCGTCTCGTATCCCGGTGTCGGCTTCCGTGCTGCTAACGAAGGCTCGACTCCAACCAAGTCCGAATTTGAGAATCAACTCATTGAGTGCTACATCCTCAGCGGTGCAGTGCAGGCCGACGTTGCAGTCGCTCGCGCTTACGAAGACGGTGAGCAAGCGTGGAAAGACATCGAGTCGGTCGGTGTCATGCGTCAGGCGATGATCGAGCTGGGCTCCCAAGTCATCTACGGAACCAGCCATCAAGCGAAGGGCTTCCCTGGCCTGCAAGCAATTCACACCGCGTTCAACTCCGGCCTCGTGGTTGATGCTGGCGGAACCTCGGCTGGAACTGGCTCCTCGGTGTACGGCATCAACACCGACACCCAAGGCGTTCAGCTCGTCTTTGGTGCTGGTACGACCTTTGAACTGGGTGAGTGGCGCATTGAGAACGTCGGCACCTCCTCGGTGTATCCTGCGCACGTCGCTAACTTGACCGCTTGGGTCGGGATGCAGGTCGGAAGCAAGTACAGCGTAGGCCGCCTTAAAGACGCAACCGCTGATTCTGGCATGGGTGTCACCGACGCCAAGCTGGCTGAACTCCTCAGCAAGTACCCAGTCGGCTACCGTCCGAATTACTGGCTCATGAACCGACGCTCTGCCTTCCAGTTGCAGGTCAGCCGCTCTGCAACCACCATTCAAA